CGCCTAATACTGCCATTTTCTACCTCCTAAACTGTGCCAACGACTTCTTCAAAGTCGACACCAGTTCTAACAGCCACAAAGTTAAGTGTAACATAGTTGATAGATCTAGCCGGCTTAATGAAGATGCTTGCGATAAACTCATTTCTATCGATCACTGCAGGTGTATTATTAGTTTCATCTGCTACAACTCTAAAGTCTGTGATACCTCGTCTACCTTTTACTTCACGTAATACTGGTTCAATGATATTAACAAACTCAGCTCTTGTAAATTCATCGTTGAATTCAAAGAGGACCTGTTCTGCTGCTCTTCCAATTGCTCTTTCTAACACTAAGAACAATCTTCTAACATTGATTCTATCAAATGCAGAAGGTCTTGCAAGTTTTGTTTTATCGCCGAACAATATTACACCGGCTCCTGGAATATTTGCTATTGGATTTACGCCAGCTTTATAAAGAGTATCTCTTTGAGGCTTTGTTGGTGAAAAAGCAAGTGAAGTTATACCTAAATATTGTCCTCTTCGTGAACCAGCTGGTGAAAACCACGGTGCTCTATTAAGATCCGTAGCTGCCATAATTCCGGCAGTAGATGAGGCTGCAGATATTTCGATATATTGATCGTTATATTTATCGTATATTTTAAGATAATTTCCATCCATTACTAAATATGAAGACTTAGTAAATGTATCAGCAGTTGCAACTATGTTTGCTACAATGTCTGATGCTGACGTTATATTGCGGATATCAGATCTTGCAGGTGAGGCTACAACAACACAGTCTTTTCTTAGTGATTGAGCTGTGGTTACAAGATCATTAACAACTGTAGTAGTGTCTGTTCTAGTTGAAAAATCTGATGCAATTAAAAAATCAATTTCAACTTGATCTTTATCTTCAAAAAGATCAAATCCAGATAATACATTAGCTGTCGAAAGAGTGCTAACATTGAGTCCTTGACTAAAATTGTAGTCAATATCAGTGTTAAGAACACCAGTTGTTTTTGCAAAGTTATCTCCGCTATCTATTGCTGTACCAGCAGCAGCTTTATCTCCTAAAGTATTTTGAAAATCTGAATCAAAATCAACTAACCAAACATATTTTGATCTATCATTTAATATGTCTTTTATGTAGTTTGTTGTTCCATCAGCATTTTTAGCATTTGAACCTAAAGACGTAAATGCATATCTTTCAAGCACGGTGCCTTGCGTACCTGTAAATCCACCAGCCTTGTCGATAACTACTGCGTGAACTTCATCGTTAGTTGCATTATTTTTACTAGCAAAGTCAGAAGTTCCTGGTGCAGCATCAAATTCACCTTTATACGACCATGTAGTAAAAGCAGAGTCTCCTGCTGAATAAGGACAAAGCGAAACTTGTAAGCTGTTTCCTAATGCTCCTGGATATTTAGCTATAAAAGTATGCTGATCTGAATCTAATGCAGATATTTGCGAATTAAAATACGTTTCATTTTTAACAACTTCTGTTGGTAATCCAGCAGCTGTAGCTGCAGCTGTTTGCCCAGTAGTTGATACAGCGTTTTGAGCGTTAGTATCAATTACTCTTACGGTTTGAAGCGAGTTAGAATACTTCAAAAACATATTTGCCTTATGAAACGAAAAAGTGGTATCAGAATCTGGTGAGCCAAAAACATCAACTAGTTCAGCTTCTGAACTTAGTTTAACTCGTTGCTCAACAGGTCCCCATCTTGAATTTAATACGATTGCGCCTGTAGTTGACTGGACATTAGGCACGCCACCAGTCAGGTCTATTTCTTTGACAACAACCGCAGGTGATTCGGAGGGTGTAGAGAGTGCCATCTTAATTTCCTTTTTATTATACGGTTAACATTATACGAATATTCAAGTATTACCATTATTTATAATATTACAGATCTCTATCATATTCTATAGCCCACGGATGATCTGCTGTTGGTTCTATTCTTTTAATATGGTCATTGCCGTTATCAATAAAGCCAAAGGGTACAATATCTTCCTCTATCTCCTTTAACTTTTGTCTAAAAATCATATCTTTAATATTGATATCTGTTAAGTTAGAGAAATAAGATGAAGAAACAAAATAACCAAACATTACAAGATTCATAACTAAATCATCATTATTACCAACTGCAGCTTGATATGTTTGTCCTTTAGCTTCAAATGTAGATATTTCTAATATTGTTTGCTCATCGACTACCGATAATTTTTTATTTTCTAAAAGATCTTTTAACGCACTACATCCTAATCTTTTTGATTTTCTATTTATATCAATACCAATAGCATTAGCTTTTACTGCAGATTCAACATAAACATTTTCATATTCTAAATCATAATATAAACCATTACATACAACTGCACCTTGATCGTTTGACTCAATAATACAATAAGCTTTGTTGTAGACATTAGCATACTTATATATAATATTAGGGAAGAGTAATGGCGAGATAGTATTATTGCGATACACAACCACCTGCTCGAAAGGGCGAACGTTAATATCGATCAGACTAAAGGTAGAATAGTCCTGGCCTCTTCCCTTTGATACATCTGCAACTAAAATGTATTCATGATCTTTTATTGGTTCTTTATAGATTAAACAATCTCCACCTTCTAAATATTTTTTAGGAGGAGATGCTCTCAAATCTAATAATGTTTGAGCGTTAATTAATGTATTACCTGTTCCAAAGAACGTGTTTCCAAATTCTTGATCAAATTGAATTTGTGAAGTGTTGTTGATGGTTTCTTCTTTCCACTTTTCATCTCTTCCAGGCACATCATGCCAATCAACTCTAAAGTTTTTATATTCGTTTACACCTTGAATCGATCCTTCCCATATCTTATGAAATGTATTACCAATTCCATTAGCAGTTGAAGTCACTATAATTTTTGTCTCTCCACCAGAAGAAACAACAGGATATGTTGAAGTATAAAACTCTGCAGCTCTTTCAACAAATGCAAATTCATCTAAGTATAATAAGTTAATTGAAAGACCACGAATAGAAGATCCGGTAGTTGCTGCAGCTATAATTCTACTATTATTACTGAAATCTATATTAGATTTGTTTAAAGCTTTACAACCGGGTTGTAAGAAGAATGGTATGTTTTCAAGCATTATTGTAATCCTTGATAACATTTCTCTTGCAGTAGCTCCTTTGTTAGCTAAAACTGCAATTGATTTTTCTGATTGGAATAGCGCAAACCAAAGTAAATATCCACAAGCTGATATTGATTTACCAGATTGTCTACAAGCAAGAACAACATTAAATCTATTATCTTCAAACTGTTTAAACATTTTCTTTTGATATGGATATAGTTCAAATGGAACTAATCCTCTATCTAAAGAAATAATCTTTGCATATTTTTCTACAAAGTATACAGGATCTTTCATACACTTGGCATATTCTAGAACTTCTTCCTGTGTGAAGTTAGAAGTAATACCGTCTTTTTTTATATTAGGATTGCCTAGATAGTTTTCATTCTTGTTTTGGAGTGACATTCACTATTTCCGATTCATTCTTTAGTAGCTTTTGAAGCTCAGTCGTAGAACCTACAAAGAGATTATTTGTTGTATTTGCAACCTTTTTTACTTCTTCTTTTTTGTCAATATCTTTTTTCTTTTTATTAAGATCCATTAATCTGTCGTTAACATCAGAAATGTTTTTTATCATACCAGATAAGACTTCAAATGCACGTGGATGTTCACTTTCGCGCGCAACTTCTATCATAAGTTCAAGACTTTGTTTTCCTTTTTCTACTAATTCATAGTAAGTATCTCGAGAATACTTATAATCATTATCAATATTTTTTTCTTCAGGTGGAAAAAACTTTTCCATTTCTTTTTTATTACTCATGAAGAGTTACCAATCCACGATTTTTAACATGTTCATTTTCTATATCATCTTTTGATTGACCATAGTATCTTACAGCATGATGTTTTTCAATCATGTAATCATTAATAGATTGATCAGCATAGTTAGTTGTTCTCCACAATTCACCTAATATTCTACCAAACTTACCTTCTGCATCTTTTTGTGTTTTAAGAATAATACCGCCTTCATCATCTAGCATTCCAGTTAAGAATTTCTTTGCAGCTAAACCGTATTTTTTTTCTTCTAAGTCTCGTGTTCTTGATTCTGGTGTATCAATTCCATATAACCTTATTCGCTCTTTACGTAGCCAAACACCAAATCCTAAATCAATATCAACATCTACTGTGTCGCCATCAATTATCTTTACTACTTTACATCTATATTCATACATTGTTAACTCGCACTATCTAAAATTGCTGTTGAAAATCCAAAGGTACTGTCATCTAAACCTATAACATCTGCTGGATTAGGTGTAACAACTATTGTTTCTAATCCTATATCAGAATCTCTAAGTCCTGCATTGATGTCGAATATCTTCGCTCGAGCATC